TTTTTCCTCCAGTAATGTTACTCTCAATTTCTTCCCCTGCATATTCCCCATATTATTTATATAGATAATCTTATATTCAGTCGTTCCTTTTATAAATATATCTTTTGCTGTGATAGTTTCGCCTATGGAAAAATCAATATAGAAGTTATGCGATGCAATGACGGTCAATTTATCGGAACTTAATCGTTCATCGCCTCTGATAGTAGATAGCGTGCCTTTAATTTTTCGCAATCCTGCCCATGCTTCAGTATATCCACCCATGCCATCACTTGTTTTTGTCCATCGTCGAAGTTCCATTGTAGTCTTTGCACCTATCATCATACTATCTCCCAATTAACATATTTCTCTAAAATATCTTTCGCCTCTTTTGGTATTATAGAAGGTTTCAAAACTCCACCCTCTGAAGCAACCTGTATATCTCCCACCTTATAACTCCCCATTCCAAAAGTTTCGCTATCCCTTTTCTCGTACATATAAGCAACGATAATTTTAATCGCAAGTTTTAAATCTTTCGGCATATTACTTGAGCTGTAACCTGCATAATAAGTTACCCTAACATTTTTGTGACCCTCTGCTAATCCCCCCGGATAATAGATGTGATCTTTTTCTACTTCATAATAATCTTCATCTATTTTTGAATCATTAACCCATAATTCCCGGACATGGGATAATATAACATTATCGTCATCTGTATCTGCTGTAATCGTATCATCAAAAGTCAGGACTAAAGCGGCAACTCCACCGGTCGCTATTGTAAGAAGTCCGCTATTACTATCTGAATTTTGAACAAGTACTTTATCGGCTGCTGTAAATCCGTCATCTACAAAACTGCCACCATCAGCTCTGGTCAATGTTCTACCTGTACTATCCCAGACAAGGTCATCAAGATTAACTGCCAATACCGGATATTGTTTAAAATATAAATATTCCTGACGGTCACCCGAATATCTTTCTTTGACATATAAAGCCGCCTCAAATTTTCTATTACAATAATTTTCCACCCAATCCTCGACTGAATTATGAATTACTTCAACCATTTCTGAAGGGTCAGAAGCTGCCAAATTAGATGTTATTGTTTGGGCTGCTGCATGGTCAGCATTGAAACCAAATAATAACCCTGCATCACTACCCACGTTTGTATAGGCGATTGTTTTCCCTGCACCAACAGTTATAGTAAATTTCTTAGTAGTAGTTGAATAGGTAACAGTAGAGGTTATTGCAAAAGCTGTATCTATTTTAGTCTGCAAATGTCCAGCCAATTCAGTACCTGAATACGTTCCATCATCTACTCCAACATTAGTAGCTGACCCGCCATCATAAGTTAAAACCAATGTGTCATGTGCGGCGTCTACGGAAAAATAGCCGACTCCGATATTCATGTAGTTTAATATATCAGTTAAAGATACAATCATTTTGTCACCTACTTTTTAATTTTGTGGCAAACCAACCCTTACTCAAAGTTACCACTAACCCGGCCTCAATTTCTATCCCGGGCTTCCCCTAATTATGCCTGGTATAACTTATACACCCGGCAAGGTTTTTAATTTTAACTTCTATCCTGGAATATCTTCACATAGTCAATATTCAAATCACCTAAACCAACAACAGCAGCTTTGTCTAAACTAAAGTATGGTTGCATTTGCTGTTCTGATGCGGATAGATTTGACATATCAAAAGTAGTTGCAGCAGATACTCTTACGCCATCAACATAAAATTTAACGTCAGTTAAGGTAGTGAAGTCAATTCTAAAGATATTATATGTTCCGGCAACTAATGTTATTCCTGTAGCTTTGTCATCATTATTATTAGTTGTGTCATCTGATTCGGTTAATAATACGGCACTTGCTTGTAGTCTGAACCAAGCAGATTCTGTAAGAGCATCTTTATCAAGGTTATGATCACCTGCCATTCCAAATACTGCTGTTACACCAGTCCCCGGCACAACTGCCATGTTTAATCTACATTCAAATATCAGTCCAGAACCAACATCAAAAGTCTTGTTGTCATTCATATATAAGACTGCATCTTCTGCTTCATTGGTAGCTGCAAGATGTAAAAGGAATTGCCCGTTAGCACTATCAGCGACTATTGCTTCTGTTGCATCGCCAACGTCAACAACATTCCAGTTAATAGTCCCGTCAAATGGGCCGCCACCAGCAGCACCTAAAAAATCTTCAACGAATACTATCGGAAACATTCCTAATACAGATTCTGCGGTAGCTTTATCATACACCATAGGGAATCCGCTATTCTTAAAATTATATTTAGCTAAAGTTTTACTCATAATAATTTACTCCTTTCGCCTCGTTAGAGGCAACCCTAAAAAGGGTCAAAAGTTATTTAATAATTCTTTTATTCTTTTCCCCCCGAAACATTTTATCCCGGGGGGCTTTGTCAATTTGCTTTATGCTTACTTTTTTAATCTTCGGCTTTATATATAGCTCACCAATATTCTGTTCAATTAAGGCTTTCCCTACATTGTCGTTTACTTCTATGACTGTATTCGGGTAATTACCTCGCCATTCGTTATAAAGCCTAATTTGTAAAGACATAATACACTCCTTCTATTAGTCTATTGCAGTTGCTAATACATCTTGTGGGTATCTTGGTTCGCTTAATAAAGCGATTACGCAAGCTACCTGAGGGTCATCGGTATCTTCTGTTACTGTTAATTTTACATGGTCAAAGTTAGTTCCTGCTGCTGCTACAACAGCGGCATCTACTTCGACTATATATAACCCACCTGGCTTACTTGCAGTCATGGCAAATCCAGTTACAGTTGCAGTTGTTAATGCACTCGGAACATCTGAACCAGCGTCAGGTACATCTGCTGCGATTTGAGTTCTATATTTAAATACTATTGCAGTTGTACAAGTCACATTATCTGCACCGGCTAATACTGTTACAACTCCATCAGCTGTAACAGTTGCACCTGTCGCAATTATAAAGGTACATTTCTTATAATTCTCTAAGTTAACTATATCGGTAGTTGCGGAAGTTGCAAAAGTATCAGCTACTGGTATTACTCCATTTACTACCTTTATTTTCTCACTTAATACGTTCATATATATCACTTCCTTTCATATTATTTAATTATATTATCTTGTTGCTAATGCGACATAAGGACTTCTGGTAGTAGAACCCTTAAATGGTGTCATTGCACTATTCTTTACAGGTTGACCGTCAAGTCTTAATGTAAATCTAAATACCTGTTGACCGGTTAAGAACTGTACATGGATAGATGCGGCTGCTTTAATTCCACCAGATTTTTGACCTAATGCATATTCACTTAAATCTGCAAGTATAATATCACCGACTGTTCCAAGTACTGAACATTGTTCAATGGGTTCTACTGGTCTGCCTAATAATATACCATTCGGAGAGGATACTAACCCACCCGGTGGCATAAATACATTAACTCCACCCAATCCGGCTTCTACGAACATCTGCATTAATTGTGGTTCAACATCTTGGTTAATATACCATTTAGCTTTCCTTCTGTTTTTAGCAGACATCCTATTCCACATCTTAATAATATTTTGTGCATTAACTGTTGCAGCATCTTGTCCTGTTTCTGCTATTTGTGTTATTAACCCAGCACCGTTCAATATACCTAATAACTGACCTGCACCTGTACCGTTAATTATTCCATCATCAATTTTAAATCCAATATCTTCTGCGAAGAATTTTTTCATAGTGTTACCTAAAGGTAAGGCATCTTCTAATTCTTCATCGGTTGCATAATAAAAGCCCATTAATTTATTTAGACTTAATTTCATCTGTCTGAATTTAGGTTTAGTTGCTGTTGCAGTTCCGGCTTCTGCTGCCCAATAAGTCAGTATTCCACCTCGTCTGCTACCGTCTGCCCTCGATGTTTCATCTATTAAATTCATAGTTAAGTTAGATTTTGTCATTGGAACTTTCCAACAATCTTTAGCAAGTATACCTGTTTCGTAGGCATCCATTAAAAGACCGGTAGTAAATTCTTCTTCAACTAAAAATCCACCTTCAGCTCCAACACCCTCATTCAGTCCGCTTGCTGCTTTAAGTCTTGGGTCTAATACGTGTGTGGTTGCAAATTTATGAACTGCTAATAATTGCTCACCAAATAATTTAAATTTAGGTGCTTCGTCTTTTGCTTTTGCTTCATCTTTTGGTCTGGTTGATGTGTCTATGGATGTCATTTTTTTTATTCTTTCATCAACTATTTCTTCGGCCTTATCTCTTACATCTTTGTCATACTCTTCTTGTGTCATTTTTTTTGGCATTATAAATCACTTCCTTTCTTTTATTTTGATACTCTACCTAAAGCATAATTTAATTTCTTGTTAATCAGATCATCTATTGCTTTATCGTCTACTTCAAATTCGTT